TACTTTGACAGGTGGTGCTGATGGAACTAGTGCATTCACATTATCAGATGGTGAGGCAAAAGATGGAATTGACCGATTCAAAGATACTGAAACAGTAGATTTGAGTCTTTTCATGTGTGGTAAAGCTGGAGCTACTAAGGCAGGAAATGCCTTGGATATGTGTACTGACCGCAAAGATGCAGTCGCATTTGTTTCTCCAGAAGCTTCTGATGTTGTTAATGTTGCGAGTGAGGTCACTCAAACATCAAATGTTAAAGCATTTTTTGATGCATTAACATCGACATCATACGGATTCTTTGATAGTGGGTACAAGTATATGTACGACAAGTATAATGACACTTATCGATACGTACCGCTTAACGGAGATATGGCCGGTCTTTGTGCAAGGACCGATACAGTTGCAGATTCATGGTTCTCGCCAGGAGGATTCAGTAGAGGTCAGATTCGTGGAGTTGTAAAACTTGCGTATAATCCTCAGAAAGCAAACAGGGACATTCTTTATCGTGCAAGAATCAATCCAGTTTGTTCCTTCCCAGGCCAGGGAACAGTTCTGTTCGGTGATAAAACCGCACAAGCAAAACCAAGTGCATTTGATAGAATCAATGTACGAAGATTGTTTATCACTCTTGAGAAAGCAATCTCAACCGCTGCTAAATTTCAGTTGTTTGAATTCAACGATGAGTTCACACGAGCTGGATTCAGGAATCAAGTTGAACCTTTCTTGCGTGATGTTCAAGGAAGAAGGGGTGTCACAGATTTCTTGGTAGTATGTGACGAAACAAACAACCCAGGCTCGGTTGTTGATCGTAACGAGTTTGTTGCTGATATATTTGTCAAACCTGCTCGGTCTATTAACTTTATTTCTCTGAACTTCATCGCCACGAAAACTGGTGTTGCATTCAGTGAAGTAGTTGGAGCGTAAGGAGGACTAAATGGCAACAATCAACGATTTTAAAGCAGTACTCGCAGGAGGTGGTGCTCGTGCGAATCAGTTTCAAGTCACAATGCCTTTTCCCGGCTTTGCAGCTGCAGGAGGAGAGACAAGAGTTATGTCTTTTCTTTGTCAAGCTACAAACTTGCCAGGAATGACTCTAGGTGAAGTTGCAGTTCCTTTCAGAGGGCGTCAGTTGTATATTGCTGGTGACCGCACATTTGAAGCATGGACTACAACCATCATGAATGATACTGACTTCTTAATTCGTAATGCAATGGAGAGGTGGATGAATGCTATTAATGCATTGTCTGATAATAGTGGACTTGAGAATCCTTCAGATTACCAAGTTGATGCATTCGTGGATCAACTGGACCGAGCTGGAGAAGCTATCAAGTCATACACTTTTAGAGGATTGTTCCCACAAACAATTGCTCCAATCGAGTTAGGTTATGACCAAAATGATGCCGTAGAGACATTTGAAGTGACTTATCGTTACCAATTTTTTGAGACCAATACTACAAGCTAATTCTCCGTATAAATATTTTGTAATTACGGAGTATTATGGCACAATTATTTGGTTTTGAAATAAAACGTGCATCCAAAGAGAGGGGAGAACAACCTAGTTTTGTTCTCCCTGACATGGATGACGGCGCAAGCACAGTTGCTGGATTCTACAGCGAATACCTAGACCTAAACGCATCTGCAAAAAACGAATACGATTTAGTTAGAAGATATCGGTCTGCATCTGAACATCCAGAATGTGATTTTGCAATAGAAGATATCATCAATGAATCTGTAAATGTTGAACCAGGCCGTGAAACAGTCAGCATTGTTACAGATAAAGTCCCATTTTCCTCAAAGATAAGAACAAGAATTCGTCAAGAGTTTGAACAAGTTCTCCGCCTGTTAGATTTCAATAATAAAGCACACGATATTTTTAGAAGGTGGTATATTGATGGAAGAATATATTATCATAAGATTTTAAATGAAAGTAATCCAAAAGACGGAATACAAGAATTAAGATACATCGATAGTTTAAAAATAAAAAGAATAAAAAAGATAGAAAAAGAAGCTTCGGCAAAAGGAACTCCAAACGTAAAAGTAGTATCAGACCATTATGTTTTTAATGAAAAAGGAATGGACCAAGTTGCTGCAGGCGGAGCATTTCAAATAACATCTGATTCGATTGCATATTGTCCTTCTGGACTTTATGACCCTACAAAAAACATTGTTCTATCATATCTTCACAAAGCAATCAAACCAGTAAACCAACTCAGAATGATTGAGGATTCGGTAGTCATCTATCGTATCTCAAGAGCTCCTGAAAGAAGGATATTCTACATTGATGTTGGTAATCTTCCAAAGATTAAAGCGGAACAGTATCTCAAAGATGTCATGAATCGATATCGAAACAAGTTAGTGTATAACGCAGCTACAGGTGAGATACGAGATGACAGAAATCAGATGAGTATGTTGGAGGATTTCTGGTTGCCACGAAGAGAAGGTGGAAGAGGAACAGAAATTACTACTTTGCCTGGTGGACAAAACCTTGGTGAAGTTGAAGACATTGTTTATTTTCAGAGAAAACTTTATCGTTCACTTAATATTCCTGTAAGTCGATTGGAACAGGAATCTACGTTCAATTTAGGTAGAGGTGCAGAGATTACAAGAGATGAAGTTAAATTCACTAAATTTATTCAAAAACTTAGGAAGAAATTCAATGTTCTCTTCAATGACATTCTCAAGACACAATTGATTCTCAAGGGTGTAATTGCAGAAGAAGATTGGAGTTTGATAAGAAATAATATACATTACTCCTACTTAAAGGATGGTCACTATGCGGAAATGAGAGACATGGATGTATTGCGTGACCGATTAGATATACTAAATACTATGGAACCATATATTGGCGAATGGTTTTCTAAAGAGTATGTCCAAAAACACGTTTTCCGAATGTCAGAGGAGGAAATCAAGGAAATGGGCAAACAAATTGATAAAGAACCACCACCAATGGATGATGAGGATGAGGGAGGAAATGATGATTCTGAGCCCGATACTCCAGATCAGGAACCAGATACGGATGCTGATCAAGAAGAAGAAAACCAACTCGACAGTCGGAGATAGATTATGAGTGTACCAGATATGATAAATGCCTTACTTGACGATAACAAAATTGAGGCTGAAAGTTCATTTAAAAACGCAATCTCTCAAAAAATCGGAGATGCATTAGATTTAAAACGTATTCAGGTTGCAAACAGTCTTGTAACCCAACACGTTACAACAACGGATACCGAAAGTGAAGAAGTTTAGTGAATACCATCGTGTTCAGGAAAAAGACGAACACAAAAAATCAACTGAGTACAAGAAACTTTCACCTAAAATGAAAAAAGCAGTTGATGAGGTTTTCACATCAATGGAATCAAGTCCGAGCGATTTTTTAAGTACCTTTGACAAAACTGTATCCAAAATCGCTAAAAAACATGGGGTGAAAGAAAAAGATATTATGAATTATTTCGACAAAGAAATGCTCACAATTTAGGAGATAAAATGATTCAATTAAAAGGTACTGAAACAAACCTTACCACAGCAAACAATATCAGTTTAGCCTCAGCAGTTCGCATTTATAATCCAACTGATACTGATTCTGTAATTACAGTTGCTGCAGTTGGCGGAACATCAAATCATGCTGGGTCTGTTACATTACCTGGCAACGGAACAATAATAATTGCAAAACAACCAACGGATACTGTTGTTTCAGGTACAGGAACAATGAAAGCAGTTTCGGTTGCATATCACTATTAAGGGGAATTATGAAATTAATTACGGAAACTTATGATGATTATGAAATTCTTATAGAAGGTAAAGGGAAAGACATGAAAATACAAGGTGTTTTCATGCAAGCAGAAACCAAAAATCGTAATGGTAGAGTATATCCCCTTAGCGTTCTTCAGAAAGAAGTGACAAGATATAATAAAGAATTAGTATCCAAAAATCGTGCTTTTGGAGAACTTGGTCATCCAGATGGCCCTACTGTTAATCTGGACAGGGTTTCTCACATGATTGAGGAACTTGTACCCGAAGGTAATAATATCATCGGGAAGGCGAAGATTCTTGACACACCTAATGGTAAGATTGTCAAAGAACTTCTAAACTCTGGTGCAAAACTTGGAGTCTCTAGTAGAGGAATGGGAACACTTGAAAAAAAGGGAAATGCAAATTTCGTAAAAGATGATTTTTACCTTGCAACTGCAGCTGATATTGTTGCAGACCCTTCAGCACCACAGGCGTTTGTGGAAGGAATTATGGAAGGTAAGGAATGGATTTGGGACAATGGTATTCTGAAAGAATCTGAAGTCGCAAAGATTCATAGACTTGCTTCCGCAAATAAACAGGCTGAGGCCTTTGAAGCATTCCTTTCAAAACTCTAATTTTATAAATATAATTAACAATACTCTAAGGAGACTTAAAATGTCTGAAAATCTCAATAAAGAAATGGAAGAAGTGGTTGAGGATACACTAGAGGAAGAAACTCCCGCTCATAAATCCGTTAAGGGTAAGGGTGGAACAGTTGCTCCAGTAACCACACCCGAAAACCAACAAAAAGACAAGTCTGGCGTTAAACAAGCAAAACAACCTGCTGCCGGAGTTGCTTACAAAGAAGAAACCGAAGTCGAAGAAGAGACAGAAGAACTCGAAGAGTCACTTCCAAGACTGAAATCAGAAATGGTTGATGGACTTGTAAAACACATGAAGGGTCTGAAAAAAGAAGACCTTGCTAAGTTGTACTCCAATACTCTCTTGGTAAAAGAAGAGGATGAAGAGGAAGACGAAGACGAAGATGATGAAGAGGAAATGGAAAGTAAGAAAGTTACTAAAGAATCCATTGACCAAGCCATCGAATCATTAGATGTTTCTGATGATGTAAACGCATTGGTTGAGGGGGAAGAAATTTCCGAAGAATTCAAGTCGAAAGCTGCTACAATCTTTGAGAGTGCAGTAAAGACTAAAGTTCGTGCAGAACTTGAAAAAATGCAAGAAGAAAACGACAAAATTATCACTGACATGGCCGAGCAGACAATGACTGATTTGGTCGAAAAAGTAGATGACTACTTGAATTATGTCGTTGAGCAATGGATGTCTGAAAACGAACTTGCCATTGAGCGTGGTCTCAAAGGTGAGATTGCAGAAGACTTTATTAGTGGACTGAAGAATCTTTTTGAAGACCACTATATTGATGTTCCAGATGAGAAGTATGACATTCTGGAGGCCAACTTGACGAAAATCGAAGAGTTGGAAGAAAAACTTAACAAACAGATTGAAGAGAATGTTCAGTTGAGAAAAGCAAAAGGTGAACTCGTAAAAGAGTCATTGGTTGCTGATATTGCTAATGGGATGACTGATACTGAAACTGAGAAGTTCCAAAGTCTGGTTGAAGATGTAGAATTTTCTGATGAGGAATCCTATACGGAAAAACTCAAAACAATCAGAGAAAGTTATTTTGGTTCCAAAGAGGTTCTTACCGAAGAGGGAACTGAAGAAACTACTACAGAACAAACAGTTGAAGTTCCTGAATCAATGGACAAGTATTTAAAAGCCATTGGTCGTGACGTTCAACGTGCTAAACAATAATCACTTTAAATAGGAGTACTATATGTACAATGCAGAACAACTCCAAGAAAAGTGGCAACCAGTTTTGAATCATCCCGATCTCCCAGAGATCACAGATTCTTATAAACGAGCTGTTACCTCTGTTATCTTGGAAAACCAAGAGCGTGAACTCAAAGAACAACGCTCAATGTTGGCAGAAGCTGACATGGCCGCAAGTGCTGCCGCTAACTTTGACCCAGTATTGATTTCACTGGTTCGCCGTGCAATGCCTAATCTGATGGCTTACGATGTTTGTGGTGTTCAACCAATGAGTGGACCTACAGGACTCATCTTTGCCATGAAGGCACGTTATGGTGGTGGAGACACAGGATTCACCGAAGCTCTCTTTGATGGTGCTGATACTGGTGCATCTGGTAGAGGTGGAGTTGGTACAGGAGATGGAGCTCAGGTTGGAACAAACCCAGGCGTTCTGAACGATTCTGGTGCAACTGCTCCAAGTCCAGTTTCAGGTACAACTACTGAGGGTGACTATAACGTAAGAGCTGGTATG